CCGCCTTTGCCCAGGTGTTCGATCAGTTCCGCCAGGCGCGCATTGAAAAAGCTGAGGCCTTTTCCCACTTCCGGGAGCGTCTTTTCACCCAGGAGCGTGAGGATGCTCTTCATGTTCGTCTGCGCGTTGATCGCCTTCTGCCATACGGATTCATCGGCGAATTTGCCTTGAATTTCGGCGTTTCCGGGCAGCATTTTGAATTCCTGCAGGAGCGATTTCATCTGCTCCAGCGCTGCCGGGTTAGACAAGAGAGAAGCAATTCTGCCGCCTTGCACGCCGAAAGCGTGTTGAAAATTCTTCATGATATCCTGGCGGGCGATGGCTTCGGACTTGGTCGCAAACTCGCGTCCGAGGTACGTGCTGAGCTGCATCATCCATTTTTCGACGCTGAATTTGCCTTTATCGAATATTGTCGAATGGCCGCTTTCATCGATAAATCCCATTGCGGCCAGTGCTTCGGCGCTCTTGCCTCGGAGCAGCCCGGAGCCGAAAACGCCCGGGATCGTCCGCGTCATGGCGGCAAGAAGATTGGTTCCGCCTCTCGATCCCGCAAAGCCCATCCGGTTTAAGAGCGCCGTCATGAGGACTATCTGATCGTCGCTTATGCCGAGCGCCGTCTTGCCGACCCCCTGGGAGTATTTGAGAGCGTGCCCGACTTCGGTGAGGCTGCCCGGCGTAATAAGCGAAGCGCGGGTGAGAAGATCGAGATATTTCGTCAATTCCGCCGGCGTATAATGCTGCGCCGTATGCGCCAGGCGCACGGCCTCGACAACCGACTGCTGGGGAGGCATCCCTTTGAGCACATATTGTGCATCGGCGAACTTTGCAAAAACGGGGATGAGGTCCGTGATTTGAGATACGGTGAGTTTATTGCTCGTGGCCAGGGTTTTCGCCATCTGAGCGACCTGGACGTTGGAAAAGGTCGTAACGCCGGTCACCTTCATAATGGCCGCCTCGAGGCGAGTCATTTCACCTACGCTGCCCTTGGTGACCGCTTGGATCCCGATCATCTGCCGTTGCAGTTCGGCCGCGCTCGATACGGCGGATTTAAAGCCGTGCACCATCTTGGTCCCGAAGTTCTCGATCATGCGGCCGGCCATCATCTGCGCGAATACATTGCCTATCTTCTGCACCTGGCCGCTCAGGCCGGTGAGCTGCCCGGATATGGTCATGAGACCGGGAGAGACCTGGTTTTTGAGGCCTATCGTGACCATTACCTGGTACGCTGTAGGCAATTTAAATTCTCCATTTAGGAATTTGGGGATTTAGGAATGAACCCTCACTTCATTCGGATTCGCGTTGAACATTTCAACCCATGTGAAGCGATTTAAGTTTGGCGTCCGATCTTTTGTGAGGACGCAATTCCTCAATCCCTCAATTCCTCAATTATTTTATCTTGCTAAGCAAAGACACCCCAATCGCCAGGCCGATCATGAGAAAAAACGTCGCGCCAACTCCAAGCGTGCACAAGGGCAGTGTAATCATTTCACCCATCACCCATTACCCGGCTCCTAAAAGGACCAATCATATCCAAGGGTCGAGTGGGCCTCGACCATGCGCGAGAGCGTAGCAATAGTTCCGTCCGGCAACGTCTTCGTCAGCGTCTCTCTTATAAATCCGCCCGTTGCCGCGTGGCCTAATATGGCATCGATATTTTTGAGATTATTCATTAGCGCCGGCCCCAGGACTGGGCGCATGGGCATCTTGCTCGTGCCGAATTCATGATAAACCATGACTTCGCTGTCTGAGCCGATAGTGGCTATATCGTTTTCCACTTCGTGGCTGATCGAGTCCCGGAGCGCTCCCGTGCGCCAGAGCGGATTGTCCGGAGGTGAGTATCCGAGTTTTTCTTTCTGCTCCAGCGTGCTTTCGGCAAGCGGCGCCCAGGCCGGAAAAGGATATGCTTCCGGCTGATATTCGCCGATTTCGGCTTTGGCAGTCTGCTCCACAATCTGCGCGCAAAGCTCCAGGCCCAAGTGCGATTGCTTGCCCTTCTCCGCGCAGTGGGTGAGGTAAACGGCAAATCCTTCCAGATCAAAAACTTCCATTATGCAAAGCCTTTCTCACCACGAAGAGCACGAAGAACACGAAGAAAATATAGAATCACCACTTTGGCGATAAAGAGCTGCTCCGATCGAGCGACCTGGTGATGCTTTTTTGAAGAAGTTTTCCCACTTTTGCCTTTCCTTTGTGCTCTTCACCGCGCTGCGCTCCTCCTTCGTGGTGAAATATCATTCGCCCGCTGGCGGCTTAACGAAATCCATCCTGTCCAAATCGAACTTATGCCCTTCCATTTCACTGAACATTATCGCAAACGCCCTTGCGCTTAGCGGGTTGAGCAGGAACGCCTCGTCGAGCCGAAGGCCGTTTTTCACGAGCCACAGCCTCTCTCTTACGCGGTCGTCCCGGAGTAGTTTTTTAGTAATTCCTCGTCGATGGAAAATTTCGCCTGGTGTTTCACGGCAACCGGCATGAGCGCCTTTATGCCTTCATTGCCGAGCTGCTTTAAGACCACGCGCATCTGCGGCCTGGTCCTGGGCACCACAATTATCACATCATCTATCTGCGCCACGTATAAGGTCATCCGGGCCATCGAGGACGTCGCCGGGTTCCCGGCTTCGTTCCCGCCGATCGCGGCCATGAGTTCATATTCCTCCAGGATATCAGGGATCCGCGTCCGGATCTTCCGGCCCAGGTCGTCGGTTATTAACTCCGTATCGCCCGAAGGCTTGATGACCGTGGTTTTCTCTTCCTCCACCGGCGCCGTTCCCGTATCGTGCATTGTGACTTTCATTCGTAGGTTCTCCCTTCACAATCATCGCTGATTATTCCGTCCCGGATCCATCCGTGATATGCCCCAAGGATATTGATGCTCGGAGATACCGTGATTAATGGCGGTTCTCCTGTCACTTCCCAACCTTCATAAAAAACCCTGTCATGATTCCAGCACATGCCATCCACGCAAAAGACTTCTTTGCATGGCATCCAGACCAGAACCGGTTCGCGGCGGGTATTGTGTTGCTTGTAAAAATCGGAAAGCCTGGGCGATTTCGACATCATGAACGGCCAATCGAGATAGCCGGCCGCGTCTCGGAACAGCTCAGAATGAAACCACATATCCCCGATCCGGAGATCCATTCCAATCATCCCCTTCCGCCATTCAATCAGCCTGCATGCCCAAGGCATTTCCCCTCCGCTCAGTCCTCAGTCCTCAGTCCTCAGTCCTGCTCTTTACGCCGTCTTAAGCCGCCTGATCGCCACCCAGCTTATGTCCAGCTTGACCGTTTTGTCGCCTTCCCAGGAGCCGGCGTTGTCGTATTTGAGCAAGACGCCGGGATATACATATTGGACAATGCTCCCGTTGGGGTTCTGGATTGTCTCCTGGATCATGCACGGCTGCTCCGGGACCCCGAGGTAATAGTTCGCCTCGAGTTGCGCGAAATAATCATCCAATACGCTGTCCTGGCGCTCGTATTCGAACTTGCCGCTCCAGCCGTCGAAAAAGCGCACGTGCCTCGTTATGCCGTCCAGGCCTTTGACCTTTATTTCCGTCATGTCGGCCTTGGACGAAAAATGAGTAACGAGACTCGAGATCAGCGGACCTCCCGGCGTCTGGATAACCAGGCTGACGTCCCGCCCTACACTGAAATTATTGATCGGCATTTTATTCTCCTGAAAATTTAGGAATTTAAGAATTTAGGAATTTAGGAATTCAATTCTTCAATCCCTCAATTCCTTAATCCCTCAATTCGCCCCTATTGCGGCGCGATCTGCGTGCTGACCTTGTTCACCTGTACGCTCTGGCCGCCTTCCAGGTTTATGATGAACTTCTCCACTATGGACAGGTATGTGACCATCACGGAGGCCGTCATGTATCCCAGGGCCACCATGTTCTGCGGGTTGTTGCCCGCGTCGCATTCGACCGAAAAAGGTATCGTGCCGAGGCTGTTCCCGATCATGGGCGGGTTGATGGTCCATAAGTTCATGAGAAAGGCAGTGAGAGTCGCGGCTGCTTGCCGTTGCAGATCGAGGCTCTGCGTCTTGCCCACGTAATAGCCCATGCCGGCGTTGAGCGTGTAGGCGATGTAGTTCGTCATGCGCGTATAGTTGTCGCCGTGAATGACCTGGTTGCTCGACGTGTTCCAGCCGAACCGGGCCCCGAAATAATTGCCGCCGGGCACCGGGTTGCAAATCAGGTCGATCCCCGCCTGGCCCAGGGCCTGCAAGTCGGCAGCGGAGTAAACCTGGTTCTGCATGCTCTTCTGGGTCCCGACGATCCCGTAGAGCTGCTTATTCAAGGTCGAATTCTGCGGGGAGAGGTTCGAGAGAAGCCCCGCTATAAACCCCTGCGGCGAGATGAGCCGCACCAGGTTGTTGACCGTATCGTTGAAATAGATCCAGTCGCCAAACAGGAGTTTAGCCGTGTAGGAATCGATGCCGGCTGAGGCCTTCGTCGCCGTGGCATTACTGATCGTGTCCCCGGCAGGCCCGACCATGATCATATAGACGCCTTCGCTTAGTCCGAAGGCTACCTGCGTTGTCCACGTGGCCGAAGTATCGCAGTCGGCGAGCATCCCGACCGATGCCCCGGTATTTCTGAGAGCGTACATGCCCTGCCTCGGGATGGTGTCCTGGCCGAGAAGGGTGTTCGCCGTAACTCCCGATGCGCCGTCCGTTCCTCCGGAAAGAGTGACTGTCCCCGGCGAAGGTGCGGCAGTCCCGGCCCCGGCGCTCGCCACGATGAGCTGGCTCGGACCCCGAAGACCCGATATGCCGTTATTTATGGCGCTTGCGATGGCAAGCCAGACCGCATTTCCGCCGAGCCCGGCGGCCAGGTTGTCAAAGACTTCGGGCATGACGCCCGGCATGGAAACCGTGGCCCTCCAGCTATTGGCGGCGGACCCCGCCGCGATGGTGACCTGGAGGCCGCTTCCGAGGCTCCCGGTATATTTCGATGTCACCGTGAGGCAGGTGGATTGGATGGTCGTATTCGCCGCCAGGTCCGTGCCGTCCGTAACGCGCACGCACCTGAAATTGCTCGCCCCCTGAAGGACCGCCCCGGCAACGGCCGTACCCATGTCGTACTTGCGCGCCTGGATCTGCCCGAAAAGCTGCGCGTACTGCCACATGTCTCCGATGATCGTGGGCGAATTGACCGGCCCCCAGGCCGCAGTTCCCACAACGCCCAGGATGTTCGTCGGCAGACCGTTTATGAGGTAATTGCTCGGCGGAATGATCTGCACGTACACGTCGGGCACGATAAGCGCCGTTAAATTGATTTGTCCCTGCTGAACTACAGGCATGTTGCCCTCCTGAATTTAGGGATTTAGGGATTTAGGAATTCAATTCCTCAATTCTTCAATCCCTCAATTCCTGAATTTGTTTATTGATTTCATCCCACCATCCCTATAGCGGTCAAAATCGTAAGCGTCGGGCTCGGATCGGCCCCGTGAACCACAAAGGCCGCGTCGTCATCGTCCAATATGGCCGCTATTTCCACGGCGTTCGTAATCATGGCGCCGACCTGGTGGGCCCCCGACACCGAAGTGAATGGACTGGTCACAATGTAAGTTGACATAGGCCAAAACCTTTCCCACCACGAGCACGAAGATCATGAAGAAGGGCTTTTTGTATAAATAAATCTTTTCCTTAGTGTCCCCTTCGTGCTTCGTGGTGAAATGCTTTTCATGCATAAACGCTCGTCTCCGGCGCATTCGCCGGCGTGATATTTTGCTGCACAACCACGACTTCCCATTCTTCCTCGGTAATCGTGGTCGCATAATCGACGCTGTAGAGCAGATCGCGCCGGTAAATTCCCATCTTCTGCTCGGAATCGTTCAGCGCCGACCCATGATAGATGATCCGCGCCGCATATCCGTCCGGAAGGGTAAGGAACCTGGGAGTCGAGATCGCCGGGTCGACCACTTTGGCCACGGCGTCTCTCAGCGCCGGACTTCCGGCCCATATCCCGGCCATGAATATGCGTTCCTGGTTCCGGATCCCTTTCGCCGCAACGCCGGAACCCCCGACCCTCGCCGCCGCGATCCGCGCGGTCGCCGGCAGGATTATCTGTGCGCCGCTCGACGTGGTCCCTGGAATTACTGCATTTATGAGCGCCGCCAGGGCCGCTGCTGCGCTCAAAAGCGTATCGCCGGAGACGGTCTGATAAACGAACGCCAGCCCGTTTGCGAGGATGGCAATATTTTGTCCCGGCCCGGGAGTGCCGCCGAGAGTGACCGTGACGCCGTTTATGGCCGCCGTGATCGTCGGCGCCGGCGCCGCCTGAACCTGCCAGGTCTCCATGTACCTGGTGGTATTTCTGTCCGCTTTCCACGGATAGATGTTCACATGCACGATCGGTGTGCGCGAATCCCCCGGCTTTAAGCCTTGCGGCAAATCCTTATCGAGTTGCTGCGGATTCGGCCAGCCGGGATAAACTGGTACGATAGGTCCGGCAACGCTCGGCGCCGTAGGACCCGATACGCCGCCCGGATAAAGCGCCGCCTCAACCGTTTGGGCCAGCACGTTCATGACATCGGAAAGATCAGCCATTCAAAACCCTTCTCACCACGAAGATCACGAAGGAACCCTCACTTCTTTCGGATTCGCGTTGAACATTTCAACCCATGTTAAATACTTCAAGTTCGCGTCCGATCTTTTGTGAGGACGCGCGAAAAAATCTTTATGCGCTTCGCCGGCTGCCCGGCCACGTGCTATAGCACGTGCGCCGGCCCTGCGGGGTGCGGGGAAGTCACTTCCCCGCGGTCCTTATTTTTTGCCCTTCCTCTGTGTCCTCTGTGCCTCTGTGGTGAATGCTTTTGTTTTCAGCCAAAAGCCAGATTACGAAAAGTGCTATAAAAACTGCTAAAAGTTCCATCTCTCTTATCTTTTCCACTCAGTCCTCAGTCCTGAGCAACTCAGTCCTCTCCCTTAGGCTTCCATCCTCACGCAATGTAGCATGAACCCGAATGGATTCGGATATGCCGAAACTACCTGGAATCTTCTGCCAAGATCGTCTGTCACAAAATCCCGGTCCTGGACCGTCGTCGCGTCGAATCCGGGAGCAAGCCGGAAATAGATGCTCCATTGGGCCTTTGTCACGTCCAGGGGCAAATTCGGGTCGTTCTTTTGTCCTATTCTCCTTGGCTGTATCCCGGCCGCGATCTCCGAAACGATCACCGTCTCGGAGGCCTCCACGTCGCCTCCATATCCTTGCAGCCCGGCCCCGGTCTGCGCTGTAGCGCGCGTTATGCTGATCGTCCGGTCGTATAAAAAGCTCATAGGACCCTTTCACCACAGAGGCACAGAGGACACGGAGAAAAGAAACTGGCTTGGCTGAAGACAAAAATCTTTTGCATTTGCTTCCCGTTGATCTTCTCTGTGCTCTTCGTGCGCTTCGTGGTGAATACTTTATCCCAGCGGCATTACCACCCACGGCCTCAGCATTGCCTTCACGTCCTCGCTTAAATTCGATGCAACGAAGTTTTGGATGGACGTCTCTCCGGTCCGGCTGCTTTTTACCGCCCCGTACATGGGATTCATCTGCAGGGCCGTTATAAGCTGGGCCGTACCCAGCTTAACGCCGTCCGGAAGGTTCGCATACGTGAATCCGGATATGTACCGGATCTTGGTCTCGGAATAATACGCAATCATTATCCCGGCCGGGATCCAGATCTGCCCGGTCGCCCGGTCGACCCCGCACGTCGCCGGATCCCATATTTCCCAGGCGGGCGGTCCGCCGAACTTGCTCAAGGCCGCGAGCAGGTTGAAATCATCGACGTTATAGTTCCCCGCATCTCCGCGCCGCCCGTAACCGTACCTGCCCGTGCCGCCAATGACGCGCACTACCGGCGTCCGGGACAGGATCGTAAGCGGCCGGTCCTTCGGCATATATTTCTGCTCGGTGATGACCAGGCCGCTCTCCATCGTGCAATTTGCCCCGTGCGAAAACATTACATTCCGTAGAGTTAGGCTGAGCTGACCCGGAGGCGTTCCGGTTATCGATACGACAATGCAAGCCTCGGCCGCCGCCGGATTTGCCCTGTCCAGGATGAGCACGTCCCCTACCTGGAGCATAAGCAGAGGCCCCGTGACCTGTACAACGACATTTGCTCCGGGCACTATTGCTCCCACGCTTGCAAGGGAAAACTCCGCAGAAAGCGCCTGCATCCAGGACGGCTGCCCGGCGCCGTCGGGCGCCCAGATAAGCCCTTCGGGCCTCCTCAAATAGGCGCTGTCCAGCATGGCGGACGCCTGGT